TGCATTTATTCCCTCACCCTTGGTCTACATTAATCAAATGCGGTGGGATGGGGCTGAAATCCCTGATATGACTGTTAATGTCAATGTCAACTTTAAAGACCCTGCTCTAGCAAAGATAGAGGAAGACACAAAGAATGTCGCCCCGATGCCTAGTTTTGTAAGGGATTACATTGCGAGGTTGACTAAAAAATGACCTTAGAGCAAATACAAAAACTTGAAACTGAGTGGCAAGAAAAGTTAAAAGCCGCAGTTTTGAAGGAACGGGAAGAATGCGCCTTGCTTTGTGAGGAAGAAAAGATCAATGCTGTCCATTATTCAGCCACAACCCAGTCAAACTGGTTGGCAATCAAGATAAGGAATAAGCAATGATTCACTATCATGGCCTTCCAATCACCCCTGCCACAGTAGCCAACTATGCAATCCAAGCAGGCCACGCCTTCATAAGTTATGCACATCCTGACCAACTAGGGACTGCCGTTGACATTGCCCAATCCTTTGCTTTAGATAACGGGGCATTTTCAGCATGGAAAAGTGGCAATCCCGTCAAGGATTGGACAAGTTTCTACGATTGGGCATTGGAAAACAAGAAAATCCCTCACTGCGACTTTGCCGTAATCCCAGATGTCATAGATGGCTCAGAGGAAGACAACGATGCTTTGCTGAAAGACTGCCCCTTCCCAACATGGTTTGGCGCACCTGTGTGGCATATGCACGAGAGTTTTGACCGCCTAGAACGCCTTGCAAATACCTATGTGCGGGTTTGTATAGGTAGTTCTGGGGCATATGCTGTCATTGGGACAAATGAGTGGTGGTCACAAATTGGCAAGGCAATGCGGGTTTTATGTGATGACAGAGGCCGTCCATCTTGCAAACTACATGGTTTGCGGATGCTTGACCCAGGCATTTTTAGCAAACTTCCCTTTGCCTCTGCCGACAGCACCAACATTGGCAGAAATGTAGGAATGGACAACAAATGGAGGAATGTAAGTTATCCACCGCCAACCAAAGAAGCAAGGGCGCAGGTCATGCGCTCACGCATAGAAGCATTTAACGCACCCCCAGTTTGGGGATTTCATCAAGTTGAACAAGGGTCATTACTGTGATTTATTCTGCTATTTTCATATCCGCACTCGTTGCCGCAAACCTGTTGGTGGCCTACTTTGGCCCGTGGTTTAGCATTTTGAACAGTTTTTTATTGATTGGCCTAGACTTATCGATAAGGGACAAACTGCATGATTCTTGGAAAAACAAGCATTTGCCAATCAAGATGGGTGGCTTAATCCTAGTTGCAAGCGTGGCTTCATACCTGCTTAACCCTGCCACAGGAATGATTGCCATTGCTTCCTTTGTGGCATTTACCCTATCAATGATTGCAGATTCTTTGGCATATCACTATTTAGCGGACAAGTCTTGGTTTGTCAGGTCTAACGGCTCAAATCTTGTAGGGGCTGGCGTGGACTCTATTGCTTTCCCAACTATTGCCTTTGGCGGTCTTATGCCTGAAATCGTGGCTTTGCAGTTTGTCTCCAAAGTCGGCGGTGGGTTTGTTTGGTCATTTTTACTAAGAAAATCAAATGACAATCAATGAAGCCAACCGAATCCTCAACAGAATCAGAGAAGGCTACCCAATGCCCTTGGCTATCACAACTCAAGCCCTACAACGGACAGGAGACATTCCTGACTTTCCTGATAAACCATTACGCTCTAATGGCGTTAAACCCTGCAACGATAGAGCAATCGAGGTGGAGAGCAAAGGAACTGAAAAAGGATTTTCCTACTCTGCCTACCTTGATAGCCCAAAGGATAAAGGAGTTGAGAGGTGATCCGCAGAGCAACCCTTGAGGACATGAATTACATAGTAAGCCTTTCCAAAAAAGAAAGCCTGTGCCTTGGATTCATACCTAAAACGGCCTATGAAGCCGCTATTACGGGCTTTAAGGGAGGCAAAAGATGGAGTAATACCTGTAACGACAAACTGTTTGTTTGCGTTGAAAACAATGAATTGGTAGGCTTTGTAATGTTTAGTTATGGGAAATACTCAAAGGTCAACCAAATCTGTATCCAAGAGGATGCAAGGCTTATTTCAAGGGGTAAGGCTTTGCTAAGTGCTGGCATTTCGCATGGCAATCTGAGAGGAATAGAGGACTTTTCCTGTGGATGTGCCGATGACTTGCCAAGCAATTTCTTTTGGAAGCAAATGGGATGGGTAAAAGTAGGCGAACGCCAAGGAATAAGCCACAAAAACACATGGAAGGAAACCTCCAAACGAAAAATCAATGTTTATCGGTATATGACAAGCAGTCTGTTTACCAATGATTTCGGTCTTATCTTGCCAAAAGAAGATGTAGAGATAGTTATTTAAAGGAATACTAAATGAAATGCCCTAAATGCCAATCAGATAAAAACAGGATTACAGAGACAATCCAACATGAGGAATTCACCTATCGAAGGAGAATGTGCAATATGTGCTTCAAGTTGTTCAGGACAAAAGAGGAAATATTCGCAGGTGTATTGCCACAAAAACCCCGTAAATTGACAGAGCCAAAGCAAACAGAGTATCAAAAGCACTTTGCGACAGACTTGCTTAAAAGGTTCTGGAAATGACTGTGTTCTGCGGTGTAGACCCCGCAAGTGCAACGGGTGCAGTAGGTGTATTGGATTCACAGGGTAATTACATTGAGTGTTTTATGATTGAACACCAAGACAAGCACATTCGTGCAATGGTGCTGAAAAATGCACTTCTAAGGGCAATAGACCCAAAGGAAGGGGCAGAGATAGCAATAGAAATGCTCTATTCAAGGCCAAATCAATCATCTAGTGCCATGTGGACATTTGCTAGGGCAGTCGGTGCAATAACCGCCATTTGTGAATTAACTAACTATCCTTGCCACATGGTGCGCCCCCAAGTGTGGAAAAAGTTTTATCACATTCACGATAAAGATGATTCGCTCGATATAGCCCGTATGTTTTGGCCTGAAGCCCCATTAAAGCGAAAGAAAGATAACAACCTAGCCGAAGCCCTTTTAATCGGGGATTATTGGAGACAACAAGTAATGGGTTTAAGAGATGATAAAGCCAGAGATAAAGCATAACCTCATTAAATTTACAGAATCAGAACGGCACATTCTGAAGACAATAGGCAATGGCAGTTACTCAGAGGGCGCAAGAATTTGTGTAATGTGGGGCGCACATTTCTATAATCTTGGGCTGACAACAGAGATGGATTTGAATCACATTGGCTTGGTGACTGTTTCGACTACTGACAATTACCCGCACGAATAGGGCAAGAAGGGCATTAAAATGAAAACTGCATACATTGGTAAAATAAGTGAACTACAAGCGCAAATATGGCTTTTAAATCAAGGCTTTGAGGTTTTTTCCAATGTCAAACCATCTGGGCCAGCAGATATCATTGCATGGGACAAAAAAACGGATAAATTCCTAAAAATTGACGTAAAAACTGTAAGAATTTATAAAAAAAAAGACGGGGCTAAAACCTACACCTTTAGTGGCCTTGGAAACTTTGATTCTGATTCTAGAGATGCAAAAACCATAGATGGAATTTCTTATCTTGGATATTGCGAAGAAGAAGATACATTTTTATGGTTCTAGGAAGCCATTACAGCCCCTACAAGCGATTATTTTGTGTCGGGCATACATTGGAGAACCCCAAGGGCTTGCAAGGGCTTAAAAATAGGCAAAGAAAAACCGCCCGAAGGCGGTGGTAAGTGAGTGCTTACTAACTTATGATTGTAGTTCTAAATCTAACCAATGTTTTACTTTGCCAATAGCCTCACGCAATGCAAAATCTTCGGTTTCGTCCTCTAAAATCTCCAATGCTTGCTTGTCAGAATAATATTTATAATATTTAAAATGATGATGATATTCTTCTGGCTCTTCGTCCCAATTAGGGTTAAAATAAACCACATTAGGCGTATGACAATCTTTTGTGTAACTTAGTTGAATCATTTTATTAACTCCTTTTATATGTAAGTGCTTACTAACTTATACGTTTTGCGAATGGTGAACGATTCCAATGCAAGTATCAGCATGGTAAGGATTGGGGCAAATAGTTACTGAGTGACAAAACCAGCCGCCTATGCGGTTTGTGTCGTAATAATACTCATCACGCAACCAGTTATGCACATCATCATAATTTAAGTCATCATCTATTCGAGTAATTTTAAAATATACATCTACATATTCCCCTTTATTGATTTCACCAATATTCTCAAGTTTATAATCTAATTCGATAGATACTGTTTTCATATTAACTCCTGTTTATTTACGTTTGCGTAAAATTACCTGTAAAACTAACCCAATAATGGCGTAAAGCATCGTTTAAACGCTTTCAGTGTTGGCGATAAACAATAGAATCATCTGTTTCACCGATTAAAACGCCTTCGTCTGCCAAATAGTCCAGAACCTTTGACTTATGGTCTTGTGACTCATCGTCAAGGGTTTTATCGTGAAGCAAATAATCGTTTGCTATTTCCTGCCATGTGGCCTCTGCGAACTCGCAACAAATGCCTACAACGTCAAGTTCACTCTCTTCACCTGTGTCTTGCTCTATTTGTTCAAAATAATCGAACAGTAAATTCAAGGCGGCATAACTAAATTGATTTTGGCGATTAGCACGTTTAAACGCATCGTGAAAATCATAAACTGATACTGTGGTTTTCATCGTAACTCCTATTGACCCTGCGAAAGTGCAGGCCAAAGGGCACGTAATACCCTTCAGACTAGACTCTGTTTAAACGCTCTAAATATATAAGTTGGTGGTTTTGGCTGTCAGTGAGTTAAACAAGTCAGAAAACCTGTTCATCATATTAAGGTCACGCTCAAATACTTTGTTCCAAAAGTGGTCACGCTCATTCATGAGCCACTTGTGGTAGTGGTCGTGCCCTTCATCTTCGTATATGAATAACCCGTAGTCTGCGAGTGCTCTCGCCTCATCTTCAGGCCAAAATGCCTGTGCTTCTTGAATAACTCCCATAATTAACGCCTTTCAAATTAAAACATCAAAATAAGCCAGAGCCAGAGTAGCGAAAGCCAGCCCCAAAGCAATAGCAAGCAGAATATCAAATAGAGCCTGTTTTGTCATGTTTAAACACTCCCACGCAAATTAGCAGGGAATGAAGCAATAACCCCATTATCGATATGGCACAGTTGAATTAAATTGTGCTTAGTGAATGAGCGCATACGCTCTGGCAGTGACAGGTAACGCTCAAAGTCACGCAAAACCTTCGCCATTGTGCGAGCACTAAACAGAACCTGTTGGTGGCTTCCCTCAGTGGCTGAGTTATGCCAGCAAATAATTGAATAAGTATTCATAAATTAACGCCTTTTTAATCAGTGCAACAGTGCACCCAGTGAGAGCCTGTCACGCTCTCATAAGTTGAACTGTTTAAACGCTCTCAGTGCTCATCTCGCCATGCTCAGGGCAGTGAGGTGCACCCATGTCAGCGAGCCACTTACCAGCAACACGAACTGTATAACCACACTCAGGACAGACGCATTTGAGCATGCGTGTAGTCTGCTTCTTTTGTGCATTGGAGGGCACGAGGTCAGCGTGTGGATATGCACCTAAACGAGCCAGAACAGGCTCTGCCCATGCTGTGAACTGTGGGCCAGCAACAGTGGCTGTCATCTTGCCCTCTAAGCCAATGGCACGTGCTGTCTTGCCGAACTTCTTGCCGTGTCCGTCACCAGGGTGAACAGCATGAATCAACTCATGAGCCAGAATATCGAGCACTCGAGCACTGTCGCTGATTGTGGGTGAGATGAAAATTTCAGCGTGGCTGTCAGCACTCGCCGCC